AAAAAGGAGATCAGACTGTGTCCGACGATAAGGAACTCGAAGCGCTCCGACTAACGTCGCGGGCTTTACGCGCTATCACTCAGCTGGAAGCGCACAAGAAGGCGGTAACCGGAGAGTACAACGAGCGTCTCAAACGCCTCAAAAAGGTCATCGACGCTGTGCAGGCACGCGAGCAGATGGGCGTGCTGCCGATGGAGGGGCTGGACGCGATCCAGCTAACCGAGGACGATGAGCGCCTGGTCCTCAATCCAGTCGAGGGACTCTAAGCCGTGATTACCTACTCGCTAGGGCGTGAGCCTGTCAGTCGTCGCAGTCCGGCCGCGACTAGCGAGGCGGCAAAGCTATTGTCCGAGATCTGCGAGCGTCTGCTTGAACTGGACGAGGTGAAGCACAGCGAGGGCGCTGCACTGGTGCGCCGGCTGGCTACCATTGCTGATCTGTCACCCTCGGCCTATCGCACGGTGCTCCACGTCGGGTGTGGTCAGGTCGAAGCTGTGGTGTCGTCCTACGAGGACCAAGCACGCAACCGTGGCCTGACCCGGCAGGCGTTGCACTGGCAATGGACGCAGGACCAGCGGGCCATCAAGGCCATCTTCCCGCATCTCGCGATCATGCTGCAAGGTTTGCGCGACACGGTGGCCCATCACGAAGACGCCATGAGCAGTGCCGACGCGCTGCGACGGGCAGGAGAGCGCGATGAATGACATACCTCTGCACCTGTTGCCCTCGGTCAAGACGCCGCTGGGTACGCTGTACCTCAAGCTGTCGCGTGACGATGCGGAGAAGCGTGTTGCTGCGCTACGGGCGAAGGCGGACCGCGCTCGGAGGACGTATGCCGAGGCGTGGGATGAGTATGAGGCGGCGTTCGTAGCAAAGCCGCATCAGTCGAAGTGGATCGCCTCACTAGAGGCGAGGGCTGGCCGGCTGTTGACTAGGTATGTGGCGGCGCATGATGACGTGAAGCTGGCCGAGCTGTTGCTGAAGCACTACTCCAGCCCATGACCGCCGCCGTTCTGACAGTCAGATCGTGGCGATGTGATGCTGACCTATACCGACCTAGCCATTTTGCTATGCCTGCCCGTATACGCGAAGGAAACGGCATTGCAGGGCCATTTGCAGATGCAAGGGGGGTGGGGGGTAAGGAATCTTTTTGCAAACCATGCGCTATCCGGGTTCCGACACCTAGCTCAAAAAAACGGATTTGGTTCCTTTTGCAAAGCTGACACATGAAAATCGAAACAGTAGACATCAACTCGCTTGCGTTTGACCCGGCCAATTTGCGAAAGCACGGGACGCGCAATATGGACGCGATCAAGGGAAGCCTGCGCAAGTTCGGTCAGCAGAAACCGATTGTCGTTGACGCAAAGGGAATCGTTCTGGCCGGCAACGGAACCCTGCGTGCCGCGCGTGAACTGGGCTGGTCGACCGTCAACATCGTGCGAACTGAGTTGACCGGGACTGAAGCGACCGCGTTCGCCATTGCCGACAACCGATCCGCGGAGCTGGCCGAATGGGATGAAAAGCTCGGCGAGGTTTTGGCGTCACTAAAAGCCGAGGACTTTCCGATTGAGGAGATTGGCTTTGATGAAAAGGAACTTGCGAAGCTCGGTGGCGAAAAGACGCAGGACGTGGACGCTGAACCGAAAACCGACAAGGCCGAGGAGCTCCGCGTGAAGTGGGGCGTCGAGCTGGGGCAAGTCTGGCAGCTGGGCGAGCACAAGATTGCCTGCGGTGATTCGACTAGCGCCGAGGTTGTCGACCGCCTGCTAGGTAATGAGAAACCACATTTGATGGTTACGGATCCACCTTATGGTGTGGAGTATGACGCTGGCTGGAGAAATGATGCGCTCGGTGGCAATGAAAACGGAAGAGCGACAGGCAAAGTATCAAACGACGATAAAGCTGACTGGCGCGAAACGTGGGCGCTGTTTCCTGGAGATGTTGCCTATGTTTGGCATGGTGAAAAACAACTTGTCGACATGGCTGCGCAACTGACAGAAAGCCAATTTGTTTTGAGGAATCTAATGGTGTGGGCTAAAGGACAATTTGCCATAGGTAGAGGAGACTACCACTCACAGCATGAAACGTGCTGGTACGCCGTTCGCAAAGGAGCCACTGGTCACTATAACGGAGACCGCACTCAAAGCACGCTGTGGGAAATTGATAAGCCTAAGAAAAGCGAGACCGGCCACAGCACGCAGAAACCGATTGAGTGCATGGAGCGCCCCATTCGAAACAACTCACTTCCCGGCGATCTGGTTTACGAACCGTTTAGCGGCAGCGGAACAACAATCATCGCTTGCGAGCGCACTGGCCGCAAGTGTCGCGCAATCGAACTGAATCCAGCTTACGTCGCCATTGCCATTCAGCGCTGGGCTGACGCTACCGGCAAGGAGCCGCGCAAACTGTGAGCGACGACGCGCAATCGTCGGTGGCGATTTACGCGAAGGTAAACCTTGCGAACATCGTCAAGAAACTGAAGGCCGGAAAGACTCTGAGCGGATCCGAGCGCAAGGCGCTGGACGAGTACGAGGCGCAGCAGGCCGGCACGGAATGGGTGAAGGACGTGTCGGCGTTGGCGCGCGAACTTGGACTGTCGCGGCAAACCGTTTATGAAGCGCGTAATCGTTTCCCGAACGATGCGCCGGCGAAGCATCCGGACGGAAAAAAGGAGAACCTGGATGCATGGAGGAAGTTTTGCGCTGAGAAGCTGATCGGCAAAGACGTTTCAACAAAGACGTTGGCCGACTTGAAGGCTGAGTTGATGCGCGAACAGATCGAACTTGCGCGCGCTAAGAATCGACGGGAGGCAGGGGAAATGATTGAACGCGAGGTTGTCCGGTCGATGCTGCGGCTGTTGTCGCAGAAGCTGGACCTGCTCCTGCGTCTCAAACTGGAAGTCGAACTGGGGCCGCGAGTGGTTGGCAAAGCAGCTGCGGAAGCGAACGTAGAAGGCAGCCGTATCTTGGACGAGATCCGCGAGGTCATCGCTGGCAACATCGCGCGCTTTGAGAGCGAGGCAGTCAAGGCAACCACAGCGCCGGAGGATGCCGAGTGACCATTGAGGCTGGCGACGTGGTAGTGGTCCGCGCCAACTTCCGCGGCCGAGACGATCCGCAGTACGTCTATATCGTGCAGGAGATGCGCGCTGATGGCGTGGCTGTGATTGTGCCGCTGGTCGGACAAACCGAGTTTGTTTCCGTGCAGGCAAATACTTTGCAAAAGATACCGTGACCGACCAGGAACAACTCCTCGCAGACTTTGCACTGTCGCAGCCCGACCGCGCGCCAATCTATGACTGGGCACGCCGCAACGTGCAGCTGCCGGAGAGCTACGCTACGCCTGGACCCTTCAACGTGCGGCTGTCGCCGTGGCTGGTTCCTATCTTCGAGGCGTTGCAGAACCCGCTAATTCGGCGGGTCCACTTCCGAAAAGCGGTGCAGATTGGCGGGACGCTGGTCGCCGACGTTTGGTTGCCGTGGATCATCGCGAACGACCCTGGACCGATCAGCTGGACTATGCAGACTGACGACATGGTGGAGCGCCACGCCAAGACGCGGCTTTGGCCTCTGCTTGAGCGTTGCCGGCCAGTGGCTGCCATGCTGCCGAAACCTGGACCGCACCGCACGACGACCGAGATTTACTTCGGCGGATTCTTCCTCACGCTCAATGCGGCCAATCTATCCACGCAGCAGTCGCAGTCGATTCGGTACAAGATCAACGACGAGATCTGGCTCCCGCGCTGGCAGGAGGTCTACGGTCACGCTGTCGCGCGCGTGTCCAAGTTTGAGGAAGTCGGACGCAGCAAGGTGTATAACGTCAGCCAAGCGTGCGTCATGGACGAGCAGACTGGCAACGTTGAGCACGCAAGTTACGTCGGCGGGAACCAGCAGGAGTGGCACGCAGACTGTCCGAGCTGTCACAAGCCACATCCGATTACCTTTGCTCAGTCTGTCGGCGACCAGCGCGCCGGCGTGGTATGTGACCGCGAGGCCAAGCGCGACGACAACTCATGGGACGTGGCGCGCGCGGTTGCATCGACTCGCTTTCGCTGCGTGCATTGCGGTCATGAGTCGTCGGACTCAGACGCAACGCGCGAAGCCTGGAAGAAAACAGGACGCTTCATTGCAACGCGCACAGACGCGCAACCGGAGAACGTGTCATTCCGCATCGAGGCAGTCGTCGCGCGTCCGATGAAGTTTCTTGTCGAGGAGTTCTGCGAGGCGGAAAATCATTCGCTGCGAACCGGCGATGATCAGATGCGCATCGACTTTCGCACGAAGCGCGAGGCCAAGCCGTGGCTGGTCGTGAAGAAAACGATTAACTTGTTCCAAGCTACGCAAGCGGACTACTCGTCGCAGCAGTACAACGCAGGCCAGAAGATCGACAACGAGGTTGTGCGCTTCATGGCGCTCGACCGTCAGCTCGATCACTGGTGGGTCGAGATCGGTGCGTTCTCGACTGCGACTGGTCCGCGCTATCGTCAGTTGTGGTTTGGCCGCGTGGACACGCGCGACCACCTGCGCGAGATCCAGCGGCAGTACGCTGTGCCGGATTCATGCGTTGCGCAGGATAGAGGATACCGACCGTCTGATGTTGACCGCGATTGCGCAGAGTTCGGCTGGCGTGGTATGCGTGGCTATGGTCGCAAGACCTGGACGATGCGAGACGAGCACACAGACCAGCTCATCAACTTCCCGTTCAGCGAGCCTCGCGTGAGTGATTACCGAGGCGGCGACGTTTACTTTTACGAGTGGTCTGGTGACTACTTCAAAGATACGCTAGCGGCAGCGCTCGATGGCAAAGGCGACCTCAAGTGGGAGTTACCGTCCGACGTCAACCCACTCTACGTCGAGCACCTGAAGGGCGAGTCTAAGGTCGAGGTGCGCACGGGCGTTTGGGAGTGGCGCGAGGTCCGCAGCAACGCACCGAACCACGGTCTGGACACGTCGGCCATGCTGCTTTGTATGGCGACCATCGCCGGCGTCATTCGCTACACGCCGCCGAAAAAGGATTAACGCTAGCGCAGTCGGTTGCTCCTGCCTTTAACGTTTTGGCGTTAAAGTATGGGAACTGACAACCCGTTTGAGGGCTTGGATCTTGCCACGCTCGCCACGCTGAAGACCGAGACTCTGGCCGCGATTCGCGCTGTGCTGGTTAACAGCTCCTACTCGCTGAACGGAAAGAGCGTCACGCGCGCAGACCTTTCCCGCCTCAACGTCATGCTGGGCCAGATCGTGGCTGCTATCGACTACCAGAACGGCACCAGCGCAGATGTCACTTACGTCAGCTTCAACGGGAACTAACATGGACTTCGACGCTTCAAAGGTCATCGCCTCGGCACCGTGGTACGATAAGGCAATCTCGGCAGTTGCGCCGGCGTGGGGACTGAAGCGCATGGAGTCGCGCGTGCAGGCGGCGCTTTTCAACTACAACGCAGCGCAGACCAATCGACTCTACGCGCCGAAGCAGTACGGCTTGCCGTCCGAGTCGAACACGACCGTCCGCGACCGCATCGTCATGATGTGGGAAGCTCGCGACCTCGTGGAGAACTTTCCCGAAGCGCGCGAGATCAGCCGCAAGTTCGGCAACTACCTGACGCCGCACGAGTACTCACCGACCACCGGCGACCGTGAGTACAACGCGATTGTGTCGGACTACTTCCACGAGTGGTGCAAGACGTGCGACGTCACGAACCGGCACACCTTTAAGAAACTGATCCAGCTTGCAGCCGAGCAGCGACCAGTTGACGGCGACTGCGGCTTTGTGATTCGTCGCGTCGATGGTGAACTTAAGATCCAGCTTGTACCTGGCACGCGCATCGGCAATCCGAACGCACTCGGCGCGGATCCGGCTAACTACTTCCAAGGCATCTTCACGAATGAGTTCGGTCGTCCTGTGGCGTACCGAGTGTTCCGCGTGACCAGAGAGGGCGTCTATTATGATCCTGAAGACATCGAAAGTCAGTTCTTCTGCCATTACTACGATCCGTTTCGCGTGGATCAATACCGTGGAGTTACTGACTTCCACGCTGCAATCCGCACGGCTCGTATGCTCTACGAGATTCTGGAAGCTGAGAAAGCTGGTGTCCGCTTTGCTAGTCAGCAAGCCGCCCTCGTATTTTCTGACCGAGGAACTGCCAACGGCAGAAACTTGTTCACGCCGACGCCGGCGTCGACGCTCCCGAACGGTCAAACGCAGAAAAATGAACTGAGCGAGATCGGCAACATCCGGTACTTCGGCAGCGCGGACAAAATCGAGGTGATGCCGTCGAGGCCGAGCGCAGCCTTTGAAGGCTTCGTTCAGCACTTGATGCATGAGATCGCGATCGGTGTCGGCATTCCGGAAGGCGTCTTGTTCGGCACGCAAAACTACAAGGGACCGAGCGTGCGCGCAGACTTTGCCGCTGCTGATCGCGTATTCACGCGCCACCAAGGACTGCTACAAGACAAGGTGCTCGATCCGATCAAGAACCAAGTCATCCTTGACGCTATCGCGCGCGAACTGATTCCGCCGCCTCCGCGTCGCGAGGGCGAAACGGTCGTGCAGGCGATGAAGCGTGCGACTCGTGGCGAGTGGCGCTTCCCAGCCAAGCTGACCATTGACATCGGTCGCGAGTCTGCCGCGAATCTAAACGAAAACCGCCAAGGCGCGAAGTCTCTGCAAGAGATCGCAGCCGAGGAAGGCACCGACGCTTTCGGTCGTCTTGAGCAGATCGCGATTGAGGCAAACTTCGTCGCGGAACTTGCGCAGCGTTACAACGTGCCAGAGACGGCGATCCGCCTTGTCACCAACGCGCTGCCGAGCACGGCTGCTGCGGCGGCTGCAACTGGCGAAAAGGTAGGCGAAGACGCGGCGGCGGCTCAGGTCGCAAGCAGCGCCAGCGCTGCACCGGAAGCATCGCAGGCAGACTCCGAGCTGCACGATCAACGCATCGTGATCGACTTTGCCGAGGATGGCTACGTTCCGAACAATGCAATGGCAGCGAACGCCAAGCGCGCGCTGGACGTGCGCGAGAAGAAGCCGGCATCACAGCGTGGCATGACTGCGGTCGGTCTTGCGCGTGCGCGTGATATCATCAACAAGCGGTCCTTGTCTGCCGATACCGTGCGCCGCATGAAGGCTTACTTTGACCGCCACGAAGTAGACAAGCAAGGCGCGACGTGGGATGAGCAAGGGAAGGGGTGGCAGGCCTGGATGGGGTGGGGGGGAGACGAAGGTCGCACCTGGGCGAACGCGATTGTCGAGCGGCTGAACCGAAAGGAGAACTCCGATGAAACGCGCAAACTCAAGCTCGACTCGCCGGTCGAGGTCTCGTTTGGTGCTCGTCATCTCACGCCGAAAAAGTGGCTGGCTGCGCTTGCGGACGGTCGCCGTGCATTCGAGCAAAAGAAAAAAGAGTTTGTCCTCCCGACGCCGGCGGCGGCGGAAAGCGGCGAGGAGTTCCTAACTCGTTGTATGGGTGACGCGACTGTCGTCGCTGAGTTTCCCGACGAGTCGCAACGTTACGCAGTCTGCCAACGTCAACTTAATCCGAGCGCCTGAACATGGACACGCAAAAGCAGATCGACCATTTGATTGAGCTGGCGATTGAGCAGCGCGATGAGATCGCGCGCATCGTCAACTCGCTGCCAGAACTTCGCACGCAATTGCGTGATGAGGTCGCTGTGGCTCTTGAGGACGTAGAGCCGCATCTGCGTGAGGAGATGGCGACCATCGCCAGCGAGGAGGTCAAAGCGCTGGAGACAAAGCTGGCTTCTAAGGTCAATGAGCTGCTCGGTCGTGTCGAGCTGGCGGCTGGCGCAAAGTACACGGCCTTGATGCAAGAGCGCGAGAAGAACGCGCAACTGCTTGAGGTAGCAGAGCAGCGCATCCAGCTTGCTGCCGCTGAACTGCCGGAGAAGATTACGCAGTTGCTGGATGAGGCGGTCAAGACGCGGACTGAGTTTGCCGTTCCTGCTTCGCTTCAGCCGCTCGGCAAGTGGAAGGCGGGCGAGTATCAGGCGCTGGATGTCGTGTCGCTCAACGGTGACAGCTACATCGCAAACGAAACGACGCGCGAAAAGCCGAGTCGCTCTGCGAAGTCGTGGACGCTGCTTGCTGCTCGCGGTGCGGGCGGCGGCGGATCTAACATTAACAGCATTACCGATCTGACCGGGACGCCTGGTGTCGGTCAGTTGCTTATTGGTGACGGCGGGACGTTCCAGCTCAACACGCTCACGGCTGGGTCGAACGTCACGATCACGAACACGCCTGGCGGCATTGAGATTGCCGCTACGGGTGGCGGTGGTGGCTCTGGTACCGTTACCAAGGTTGCCGCAACAGGCGACGGTGCAATCGCAGTTAGCGGCAGTCCGATTACAACCAGCGGCACGTTTGCTCTCTCGCTCGCGAGCACGGCGGTCACGGCTGGTAGCTACGGCGCTGCGAACAAGGTCGGCACTTTCACGGTTGATAGCCAAGGTCGTCTAACCGCTGCGGCAGATGCGACGATCAGCATTTCGAGTGGTCAGGTCACGGGACTCGGCAGCGCTGCGTTGCAGTCCACGACATTCTTCGCGCCTGCAACTACGGGCAGCGACATCCTGAGGGGCAACGGCTCGGGCGGCTTCGCGGCAGTCGTAGTCGGCACTGGTCTAACTTACGCTGGCGGCACTCTCTCAGCTACCGGCGGCGGTGGCGGCAGTGGGACTGTGACCAGCGTTGCTGTAACCAGCGACGGCGATGTGACGTCTTCAGGCGGGCCGATCACCGCGAGTGGGACGTTCACGCTGGGACTATCCAGCACGTCGGTCACCGCAGGCAGCTATGGTGCGGCTGGTTCTGTCGGGACGTTTACCGTGGACGCAAAGGGTCGTCTGACGGCAGCGGCTAATACGGCTATCGCGATTACGGCTGGTCAAGTGTCTGGGCTTGGCACTGCTGCCTTTCAAAACACGACGTACTTTGCTCCTGCCACGACCGGAACGCTCATTCTCGCCGGCAACGGTAGCGGAGGCTTTTCGACTGTCACGGTCGGTTCTGGTCTGACCTATGTTGCCGGAACTCTACAAAGCACGGCAGGCGGTGGCAGCGTGACCAGCGTTGCGCTGACCGCAGGCACAGGCATCTCGATCAGCGGTGGTCCGATCACCACCAGCGGCACGATTGAGGTGACTAACACGGCACCGGATCAGGTCGTCGCGCTGACTCAAGGCGGCACCACCACGATCACGGGAACTTATCCGAACTTCACGATCAGCAGCGCCGACCAGTACACGGGTACTGTCACCAGCGTCTCGCTGACGGCTGGCACGGGTATCTCGATCTCGGGAGGTCCGATTACAAGCAGCGGCACCATCGAGGTCATCAACAGCGCGCCGGATCAAACGGTAACGCTGACGCAAGGCGGCACGACGACCATCACCGGAACCTATCCGAACTTCACGATCTCCTCGGCTGATCAGTACACTGGCACGGTGACCAGCGTGACTGCGCAAGGCACCGCTGACATCTCAGTGACGGGTGGTCCGATCACGACAAGTGGCACGCTATACTTCGCGTTGTCTGACACCACGGTCGCTGCTGGTAACTATGGCACGGCTGGGTCTGTGCCATCGGTGACTGTTGACGCTAAGGGCCGACTGACCGCTGCGGCAAATGTTCCGATCGCAATCACGGCTGGGCAAGTTTCCGGTCTTGGCTCTGCTGCGTTTGAGTCAACGACGTACTTTGCTCCTGCGACTACGGGTACGAAGATTCTTTCTGGTAACGGCAGCGGTGGCTTCTCTGACGTCACGGTCGGCACTGGCCTGACCTATGTCGGTGGCACGCTATCGTCGCTTGACGTCGGCGGCACCGTCACAAGTGTTGCCGTAACCTCGACGGACTTGACCGTATCAGGCAGTCCGATCACGAGCAGCGGGACGTTTACGCTGGATCTTGCTAGCACCGCGGTCACCGCTGGTACTTACGGCAACAGCACGAACGTCGCACAGTTCACGGTCGATGCAAAGGGACGCCTGACCGCTGCGGCTAACGTTCCGATCTCGATTACGTCCGGTCAGGTCAGCGACGGCGTGGTCAAGTCGATCTTCGGTCAGCAAGGGGTTATCACGGCGCTAAGTTATGCGGCGCTTGATACGACTGCTTCGATTACGCCGTCCACGGGTCAGATCGCGTGGGATGGCACCGAAGGCGCAATCAAGTCCGGTCTGCTCGGTAGCAGCGTGCAGGCGCTGCTCGGAGTAGATAGCCACATTCGCGTCTACAATCCGACCGGCCAAAACATGGTCAAGGGTCAGGCGGTGGTCGCCAGCGGATCGAGCGGCACGCGACTGTCGGTAACGTTCGGTCTCGGAACGAACGACTCGAACACGGCAGAGACGCTGGGCGTGGTGGCTGAGTCTATTACGAACAACCAGCAAGGCTACATTCTAACCAAGGGTCTGCTGAAGCCGGTTGATACGAACGCTTTCAACGAGGGCGACATCCTTTACATCAGCTCGGTCACGCCTGGTGCGCTGACGAACGTTCGACCGATTGCGCCTAACCATGCAGTGCGTATCGGCTATGTCATCAAGAAGGCTGGAGCGAATGATGGCATCATCTACGTCGATCCGCTGAACGGTTTTGAACTAGGCGAGCTGCACGACGTCTACACGTCGAGTGTCACGGCGAACGACTTTCTCGTTTACGATGGCGTCGATGGTCGCTGGGAAAACTACACGGCGGCAAATGCGCGCACGGCGATGGGTCTCGGCTCTGCGGCGTTGCAGGCGACGACCTACTTCGCACCGGCTACGACTGGCACAGCGATCTTGGCTGGCAACGGCTCAGGCGGATTCTCGCCAGTAACGGTCGGAACTGGGTTGTCCTACGTCGGCGGCACCTTGTCGGCGCTCGACGCAGGCGGGACGGTCACTTCCGTGACGGCGCAAGGGAGCGCTGACATCTCAGTGACGGGCGGACCGATTACCACCAGCGGCACGCTCTATTTCGCGCTGTCGGACACGACTGTTGCGGCTGGCACTTACGGCAGCTCCACGCAGGTCGGACAGTTCAACGTAGACGCAAAGGGTCGCCTCACGACTGCCTCAAGCGTCACCATTGCAATCTCGGCGTCTGCGATTTCTGGCGTCTTGCCGGTTGCAAACGGCGGCACCGGAATCAGCTCTGGTACGTCTGGCGGCGTGCCTTACTTCTCGGCCACGAACACGATTGCGTCTTCGACCGCACTCACCGCAAATCAGTTCATCATCGGTGGTGGTGCTGGTGCTGCGCCTAGCGCTTCAAGTCTTCTGTCCGTTGCAGCGGCGGTAACCGCTGGAAGCCACGTCAAGGTCGTCGGTTTTGCCGACACCGTGACCGCACTCGGAAACACCGGAACTGCGATCAACGTCGATTTGACGTCTGGAACAGTGTTCAGCGCCACGCTCACGGGTAACTGCACATTCACACTGCGTTACCCAGTCGCGTCTGGCGCATCATCGTTCACTCTTATCCTAACCAATGACGGCACAGCAGGACGCACGGTCGCTTGGGCTGGTGGCGCTTTCCGGTTTCCGGGAGGTGCTGCGTCGCTCTCGCGCACAACGACTGCCAATGCCGTGGACATCTGGGTATTCTTCACGCCTGATGGCGGGACGACCTGGTATGGCAACATCTCGATGAAGGACGTAAAAGCCTAATCTACTACTACCATGACGATCGAAGAACAGCAGCAAATGCAGATCAGCCTTGAGAATGCGCGCCATGCTAACTTGCTGGCGCTCGAACTGAAGCGGGCCAAGCTCGAAGCCATTCGCATGGCTAAAGAGACCTTGCTTGAGAATGCGCGAAGCAAGCCGGTTGACTCGCGCGATGTGACTGCAGCCGAGATCACTGCGTTCGCGCAGGCTCTGGTTGAGTATGTGGAGGCTTAATGGATTCCTTCGCCTACTTTCCCGCAGTTATATACCGTGATGAACGCGCCGACTTGGTTGAAAAAGTCTTGGGAACGTGTCTCTCGCATCTGGAAAAAGTCAGAGGCGAAGGGATGCCAATGTGCCAATCGGCGTTCCTCGGCCACGAGCCGGCCATGCGCGAACTGGCGGACTACCTGCTCGTGTCAGCCGTCAACATCCTTAGGGGCCAAGGGTACGCCGTAGAGAAATACGATTTCTACCTGTCCGGCCTCTGGGCGCAGGAGGTAAAGCGCGGAGGCGGAACAAACGTTCACGTTCACAAGAATTCGCAGATCTCAGGATGGGTTTTTCTTGAAACGCCGCAAGGTGGTGCGTATCCGATCTATCACGATCCGCGCGTGAGTAAGGCGATGGTAGAGCTAGATTTCACGCAAGAAGAAGACATCACCAACGCAACGAGCGCCATCCACTTCAACAATATGCAGCCTGGCACTGTGATGTTCGCTAACTCTTGGATGCAGCATCAACTTAGCGGCACAGGCTCAGAACAACCGACTCGCGCAATCCACTTCATGGTTGCGCACAAGGAGAGACCATGCAGCACCTGCTAACACCTTACGCCGCCAACATTGAGCCATACGCTTGGTGGGAAGGCGCGTTCTCCGAGAAGGAGCTAAACTGGCTGCAAGAGCAGGCCAAGAACGCCGACACGCAGGCGCAGATTGGCGGAGCCAAGGATGAGGAGTCACTGCGCAAGGTGCGTCGATCAAATGTTTCGTGGCTCGGCAAGACGCAAGACACGGCGTGGATTTTCGAGAAGCTCGCGCACGTTGCGTCGTCATTGAACGCGCAGCACTTCCGCTTTGATCTGACTGGCTTTGGCGAGCAGTTGCAGCTAACGAACTACGACGGCTCGGACGCCGGAACCTACGGCTGGCATCAGGACTACAACGCCAAGATCAGCCGCAAGCTGAGTCTGGTGGTGCAGCTTACCGATCCGAGCGAGTACGATGGCGGCAACTTGCAGGTGATGACGGGTGGCGAAGCAATGAACGTGCGCAAGCAGCGCGGCCTCATTGCGGCTTTCCCGTCCTACGTTCTTCACCAAGTCACGCCAGTAACGAGCGGCAGTCGTCAATCCCTTGTTTCTTGGGTCAGCGGACCCGCATTTCGATGAGAGCCGAATTCAAAGACTTCATTGGCAGCTTTCATGACCTCTACCCAGAGGGCTACTGCAAGCACCTGATCAGCGAGTTTGAGCGTCTGGTGCAATCTGGAGCGGGCAGCAACCGGCAGCAGAGCGAAGGCGCAGCCAAGCACCGCAAGAACGATATGCAGCTTGGCCTGAACTTCGGCGTTCACAACGTCGCAGCGTTTGAGG